TCACGATCCGAACCGACAGGGCGCCGCTGCGGATCAGCCGCGACGAGTTCGAGGACCTGTCGGTCTGCTACGGCTACGCGATGAACTTCAACGCGGCCGGTGAGGGGAGGGGAATCTGATGGCCGAGGACAAGTACGCGGACGACATCCGCCTGATCGACCTGAGCCAGCACATCTTCCTGAAGCGCGGAAGCGACATCATCGCCGACGCGATCATCTACCACGGCGACTGCTGGTGGAAGGTACTCGGGAACGGGTTCGCCAACGGGAGTGACTTCCTGTACACCGAGAAGGCCGGCAGTCTCCGGCACGACGCCGAGGAGGTCGAGATTCCCATCGACGACGACAAGACGTACCTGGTCGTCCTGGAGGGCTCTCCGTTGCAGTTCCGCGACGGCGACCTCATCTCGACCGAGTGGCCGGACAAGGACCTGATCTACGTGGACAAGGCGCTCCGCAAGGCCGCTACGAAGCGGGACGGCGTCTTCGAGAAGGACGAGGTTCACGGGCTGTTCGCCCGCCGGTACGACAGCGACGGCGACTGCTACTACGCGCCGGTCGAGGCCGAGGACCAGGGAATCGACAAGAACTGGATGCTCATGGAGCACTACGACGTCATCCTGGAGTGGCGCCCGGTGGACATCGCCGCGGTGCTGAGGGAGGCGATCTGAGTGACGGTGTTCAAGTTCGGTGGGCCGGAGCGCTTCGCCCACCAGAAGGCCGGCCTGAAGAAGATCATCGAGAACAAGGGCACGGCGGCGCTGCTGTTCGAGCCCGGTCTCGGGAAGGGCCACCCGCTCAGCGAGAAGGTCCTGACGCCGTTCGGCTGGCGCCGCGTCGGCGATCTGAAGATCGGCTCGGCCGTCATCGGGTCCAAGGGCCGCGCCATCGAGGTCACCGGCGTCTACGACCGCGGCGTCCTCGACGTCTACCGGGTGACCCTGCATGACGGCGGCACCGTCGTCGTGGACGGCGACCACCTGTGGAAGGTGGGCCGGAAACAGCGCGACGGGATGATCCTGTGGACCGTCAAGGACACCCGCACCCTCATGGCCGAGGCCCGTGAGGACGACGGCCGGATGATGGCGCAGTACTGCATCCCGGCGGCCGTGAACGTCCGGTCCGCCATCCCCACGGAGTCGCTCCCCATCGAGCCGTACCTGCTGGGCCACATGCTCAGCCGTGGCTCCGACGAGGCCCAGAGAATCCCCGAGAAGATGCTGGTGGCGTCGCTGGCCGACCGGCGGGGGATGCTCGCGGCGCTGGTGGAGACGTCCGACCTGGAGACCCGGCGCGGGGCCGTCTTCGTCACCCGGTACCGGGAGGCCGCTGAGGGCGTCCGCCGGCTGGCGTGGTCGCTCGGGCTGGCCGTCCAGTTGCTGGACCGCTCGTGGGACGGGCACCCGCAGTTCCGGGTGGTCATGCACAAGGACCGTCAGCCGCTGCGCTGGATCAAGTCCATCGTCCCGGCCGGCCGGGAGCACGTCCGCTGCATCTCGGTGGACGCGAAGGACCGGCTGTACGTGGCGAACGACTGGATCGTCACGCACAACACGGCGACCGTCGTGGACTACGCCTCGCTGCTGGCTCTACAGGAGCAGGTGGCCCGGATCCTCGTGATCGCCCCGCTGGCGGCCGTGGACCAGTGGGCGCTACAGGCGCCCCGCTGGGCCAGCCCGCAGGTGAACGTGTGGGCCGAGGCGCTGGGCGGGTCGGTGACGCAGAAACTGGAGGCGCTACAGGCCCGCGGCGGGCTGCCTCCGGCGTCGCCAACGGGCGGCTACGGGCCGAAGAAGGCGTTCACCAACCACAACATGCACGGGCACCGTTCCATCGCCGTAGGGGCCCGTCTGGACGGCCGAGAGATACCCTCGGACGAGATCTGGCCTACTGGGCTGAGCCGGTTCAACGAGGGCGACATGCCGCTGTTGCAGATCGAGGCCCTGAACATCGACGTCCTCAGCCAGCGACGGGCCGAGGGGTCCCGGACGACGGCGGACCGGACGCTGGCCGCGATCCGCAAGTTCGGCCCGCACCTCGTGGTCATCGACGAGTCGCACCTCATCAAGTCCGTGTCGTCGAACGTCTCCCGGCTCGCGGCCCGCATCGGCAGGCAGTCGAAGCGTCGGATCATCCTGACCGGGACGGTCATGCCGAAGAACCCGCTGGACGTCTTCGCTCAGTGGCGCTTCCTCGACCCGAAGGCGTTCGGGCGCAACGGCAAGGACGCGACGTTCACCGATTTCAAGAACGAGTACGCCGTCATGGGCGGGTTCATGGGGCACGAGGTCAAGGGCTTCCGCAACCTCGATCACATGCAGAAGATCATGGGCCAGCGCGCCGCCGTCGCCTTGAAGGCCGAGGCGCTGGACCTGCCCAAGACGACCGACGTCGTCGTGCCGGTGCACCTGTCCACGGCCGAGGAGAGGGCCTACGAGGCGATGAAGAAGCGGTTGCAGGCCATCCTGCTGTCGGGCCGGAGTTCGACCGCCATGGGCCGTCTGGCGCAGATGATGAGGCTCCGCCAGATAACCGCCGGGCACCTGCCCGACGACGACGGCAACGTCGAGGTGATCGGCAAGTCCAAGGCGAAGACCGTGGCGTCCATCGTGAACGACACGCTCGACGGCGAGAACCGCATCGTGGTCTTCGCGGTGTTCCGCCGGGAGATCGAGCAGATCCGCCAGGAGATCGCCCGCAAGGACACCGTCGTGCTGACGATCACCGGGGACACGGATCCCGAGGACCGGCTGGCGATGCGCCGTCGGTTCGGCTCGGACGACCCGCAGCGCATCGTGCTGGTGGCCCAGATCCAGACGCTCAGCCTGGCGGTGAACGAACTCGTGACGGCGTCGAACGCGGTCTTCGCCAGCCTGTCCACGAAGCGCGACGAGTGGGTACAGGCCCGCGACCGGCTGAACCGGCTGGGTCAGACCCGGCCCTGCACGTTCTGGTACGCGCTGGCGCCGGGCACGGTGGACGAGGTCCAGTACAAGGTCTACGAGGACCGCTCGAACCTGGAGCGCTCGGTGCTGACCCACGTGCTGGACGGCAACCCGGAACTGGTCGGCAAGGTCATCTCGGCCGACGGCGGGGAGGGCCACGACGACGAGGAGTGAGGGATTCGGGAGTCGATTCGGTTTTTCGCTATTCGATTCCCCTACCCCTCCCTATAGGGAGGGGTAGGGGGTAAATGAAATCTTGAAAAGAGGGTTGAAATGCTTGACAGATCTGGTAGACTCGCTAGCGAGTCTAAAGGACAGGAAACCGTCTCACAGAGTGAGACAGCCGGAGACGACGAGGTCATCCTGGCGACGTACTCTTCCATGACTACGCACCGGAAGTGCCCTCAGATGTGGAAGTACCGCTACCTCGACAGGCTCGGCCGGGCGGGCGAGGACGCTGCCCCGGCGCTGGAGTTCGGGTCGTGGTTCCACGCCGTGCGCGCCGCCGACAGGCTCGCCAAGGGACGCCGCGAGGGGACGCTGGTCTCCTCCCCCGAGTCCATCGGGACGGTGGACGGCGGGCCGGAGTTCTCGCCGGAGACGAGCCCGGAGGAGATCATGAGCGCCGCTCACGGCTGGTGGGCGACCCTCCCGGAGCCCAAGCGCGAGCAGTGGCTGGACTTCCTCGGGCAGGAGATGCCGAAGCGTCTCAGCGACGCCTACGCCGGCTGGCTGGACGAGTGGGGCTCCGCCTCGGAGGGCGAGGCCGTTCTCGCCGTCGAGCACCGCTGGGAGCGGGCCCTGCCGATGCCGAAGGGATACGACGGGCCGCCGGTGCACCTGTTCGGGTTCATCGACGAGGTGTACGAGGACCGACGCCGCGGGCTCGTGGTGGTCCGCGACTGCAAGACCTCGAAGTCGATCGGTCAGATGTCGGCGATGGACGAACTCATGGACAGCCAGGTTCAGTTGTACGCCTGGGGGATCGCTCAGGACTGCAAGGAGTGGGGGATCAACTCTCCTCGGGCCGTGTCCTTCGACCGCGTCAGGACCGTGGCGCCGAAGACGCCCAGCCTGACGAAGTCGGGCCGGCTGTCGAAGTCGGTGACGGACTACGACCTGCGGACCTACGTCGAGTGGGTAGGCGACGGCATCCCCTTCGACGGGCTGAAGAAGGACGGCTCCGGCGCGGGCGTCTACAAGGTAGAGCAGGACGAGGTTGACCGGCTGTCCTCGGACGACGTCCGCAGGAACTGGTACCGGCGCAGCATGACACCGCTGTCGGTGAACATCGTCAAGACGCACCTGCGGGCCGCCGTTGACACCGTCAGCGACATCGGCCGGACCAAGGCCCGCGCCGAGCGGTCGGGGGAGGCCCCTCGGAACCTGGTCAGCATGATCTGCAAGTGGTGCGACTTTGCCGAGTTGTGCCGGGCGCAGGCCGTTGGTGGCCCAGACGGCGACTTCGATCCGGCGGAGTACGGCCTCGAAGTCCGTAAGTCGCATGGCTCACGGTAATTGACAGACACGGCACAACGAACTACACTGTAAGTACCTAGCCAGGAAGGAGCAGGAAATGGCAGGATTCGCAGGCATCGACATTGTCGATGTGAACGAGGAGCAGCCCGACTTCGGGCGCTGGCTGATCCTCGGGCCCCAGGGAGGCGGCAAGACGACGCTGGCCTCGACGATCGGTGAACTGGGCAAGACGCTGTTCATCGACCTCATGGGCGAGAAGGGCACCAAGTCGTTCCGCAACGCGCCCTACGCCAAGAACATCGACGTCATCCGACCCGAGTCGATCACGGCGCTGGATGACGTGTTCTGGGCCCTCGACAAAGGCGGCCACCCCTACAAGGCGGTGGTGATCGACTCGCTCACCGCGGCCCAGAAGATGACGATGAGGTTCCTCACCGGAGCCTCGGAGACCGCTGTCCGTGAGATCCGTCAGGGCACCGCCCCGGCCGACCAGCGCACGTGGGGCCAGTCGCTCGACATCATGACCGACATGGCGGTGTTCTGGTACGGCCTCGCCGACGGCAACCGGTCTCACCCGATGCACGTCGTAATGACGGCGCAGGTGAAAATGATCGAGGACGAGATCAACGGCGGCGTTCGCCGCCAGCCCGACGTCCAGAAGGGTGCGCTCAGCATCGTGCGGGCCACGCCCGACTACATCGTGTACGCAGACGTGGAGGAGAACATCGACGCCATCAGCGACGAGTCCCAGCCGTCCACGAACCATATCGTCCGTTTCGGGACCAATCCCGACTACGGAACGAAGGCCCGGCTGCCCTACGACCTCAGGGGTAAGATCCCCGAGGTCCTGGGGCGCAAGAAGCCGGTGACCCTCGGAAGCCTGAGCAAGGTGCTCGGGGTAGGCGGAGTCTCGGCCAAGAAGCCCGCCAGCAAGACAGCCACCACCAACAAGAAGGAGCAGTGACATGGCTGACAACAAGGTGAATCTGAAGACCGTCATCGACCTGAGCAACTACAAGGACAGCGGCAACGTCCGCATCCCCGAGGGCCGCTACCGCGCCATCGTGGACGACGTTGACCTCGACAAGTCACGCGCCGGGAACACCATGATTAAGGTCTGGATGCGCGTCCTCGGAGGCGAGCACGACGGGGCGATCATCCTCGACCGCCTGACCCTGACCGACAAGGCGATGTTCCGCGTCGTCGGCTTCATGCAGGGGATCGGGATCAAGACTCCCAAGAAGAAGTTGCAGATCAACCTGGGCACGTTCCTCAACCGTCAGGTAGACATCGAGGTGGTGGACGGCGAGCCGTACAACGGCCGAATCAGGTCCGAGATCGCCCAGTACATCCGCGTCGCCCAGCCGAAGGCTGAGGAGTCCTCGGAGGACGACCTGGACGCGCTGGAGGCCGCTGCGGAGGACGAGGCGCCCGCCAAGCCCTCCTCGGACGCCAAGAAGGCCGAGGCCGCCGCCATCGTTCAGGACGTGGACACCGAGGACATGGAGCCGGAGAACCCTTGGGACGCCGGGGAGGACTCTGATAGCGTGGACGTGGACGACCTGTCCATCGACGACCTGGACCTGTGATCCGCCCGGTCTAAGATCCGAGGGGGCCCTACGGGGCCCCTTCGGCGTATCTGGAAGGAGCCAGCATGGCGAACGAGTGGGGCAATGAGACGCAGGTGGTGGCGGCGATCAAGCGCCGCATCCTGAAGGTGTGGCCGGGCTCGTGGGTGCTGAAGGTGGCCGGCGGGCCCTACCAGGAGCCGGGCGTGCCGGACCTACTCGTGTGCGTACAGGGCCAGTTCATCGGGCTGGAGGTCAAGCACCAGAAGCCGGGCGAGTCCCGCCAGCACGCCCTCGGGCGGGCCTCGGTCCAGCAGCACGAGCAGATCCGCCGGATCTGGAAGGCGGGCGGGACGGCCGACGTCGTCCTCGACCCGGACGAGGCTGAGCAGGTGGTCCGCGTGGCGTTGCTTCGGGCCGCCCCTCGTTTGACTTAGGGCCGTGTATTCACTACAATATACATACAACCAAAGGGTTAGAACCGAAGGAGCAGGAAATGAAAGCATGGTGGCCGGAAAGCCAGACGAAGACGCTGGCGGCTATGAGCCCCGAGGAGCCCTCGGAGAGCCAGGAGACGGCGCTGAGGGCTTGCTTCGAGGCCAGGAAGTTCGAGGTGGATGACCTGGATCCGTCGATGTGGCACGTCGAGGGCCGGCAGGGAGACATCTACGACGTTCACGTCATCTACATGCCGAACGGAGCCCCGTCGGTGACCTGCACGTGCCAGCACGGGCGTCACCACGGCGGGAAGGTCTGGTGCTGGCACTCGTTGCTGGTCCTCCGCATCCTGCGGGCCGCGGCCAGGAAGAAGTCAGGGTTCATCGAGGAGAAGGACGTGGAGAGCAGGGTGATCGAGGATGTGCTGGTGAACCGGGCCAACCCGATCGACGGGTCCGCCCGGTCGGACGAGGAGGTCGGCTACAGGCTGTTCACCTCGAACTACAAGAAGTTCACGCCGGACATGGGAGTGCCGGTCAAGATCAGCAACGGCCGGCCGAAGTTCGCCCTGTCGTACGACCTGCGGCTACAGGCGCCCCTGCTGTACCCCGACTGGGCGTGGATGAAGTGGCCGGTGGCTAAGTTCCGCGAGGCGTACTGGAAGCGGCTCGACGGCTTCGGGCTGTACGCCATCGAGGACCTGTTCCGAGACATCGTGGCCGAGAACGCCCGATTTACGGGCATCCCGGATGACCGGCTGGTCCTCATGTGTTTTGAGCAGAAAACCAAGGACTGCCACCGAGGAGACTTCGCCATGTGGTACGAGAAGGTGACCGGTGAACTGATCCCCGAGTTGCCTGAGGGCGTCGCGTAGGCGTAACCTTCAGGCATCGCCCCGGCGACGGGGCATACCGCTGGTACCTCAGTGGATAGAGGACCCGTTCTCGCAGCGGGAAGTCGGTTGTTCGAATCAACCCCAGCGGTCGATGGCCCGTCAGGTCAGCCAAATGCCTCCGGCTGGCCCTTCGGGCCTCTTTCTGTATCTAGTGCGAGGAGATTCAGATGGCCGGGTTCATGTCCCCGTCGATCCTGTTCCTGTCCACGTGGGACACCCCGGAGCGGGGCTACCTGTCGGCACTGCTGCCGAAACTGAGGGCCGCCGGCTACAAGCACTACCACGAGCCCGCCGTCGGCGGCTTCGCTATGCCGCTGGTGGCGCTGGACGCGGGCTACGACCCGCGCTCGATGACGACGTCGGACGTCCACCTGTTCACCGGCATCCTCGGGACCCTGCTGTCGGGCGGTGACTTCGAGGACCTGGAGGTCCGCTACGACGACCGCCCCATCGACTTCAGCGAGTGCTCGACCGACGTCGATAAGGCCGCTCTCCTGCTGTACACGCAGTACCTGGCCCGGATCCAGACGAAGCCCGAGGGCGAGTACTGGAAGAGCCTATGCGAGGACCTGGAGCGCAACTCGGACTACCACAAGGCATCCTTCCGCGAGCAGTTGTCCCGCATGGCCGGACGGATCGGCGGGCTCACCTACCGCTCGGAGTCGGTGTGGGATCACATGGACCGCATCGCCGACGACCCGCACGCGGTCATCGTCAGCAACCCGCCGACCTACCCGGGCGCCTACGAGAAGTTCTTCGACACGAAGGGACTGCTGACCTGGAAGACGCCCGACTACGACATCTTCGAGGCGCCGACCGACATCCCCGAGATGGTCCGGTTCATGGAGGGGCGCAAGGCCCTCCTCGTGGTCCAGCAACAGCAGACGCCCCGCAACTCGGCGTCGCCCAACCCGCCGTACGCCCGCCAACTGTCCGAGGGCCAGTTGGTGTACATCAACTCGAACCGCTGCGACGAGGTCGTGGAACTGGCCGGCGGGAAGACCGCCGTCCCTCGGAAGATGTCTCCCCGCGCTCCCCGGCCGTGGCCGATGCTCCCCGAGGACTACGAGGTCCGCCCCGACTCGGAGATCCGGCTGGCCTGTGTCGAGTCGAAGTACGCCGACGCCTACAGGGCCGAGTGGATGCACCGGCTCAGCCCGGTTCCGGGCTCGAACAACGTCCTGGTGTTCATCGACGGGTACGCCGCCGGCGTCATCGGATATAGCCTCGCGTCTATATCGTCCTCGTACTCGGACAAGTGGTCCAAACACGCGATCCTGCGGTTCGCCTTCGGCGCGACCCACAACACGCTCCGCATGACCCGCCTGGCGACCATGCTGTCGCTTCAGCACGACACCCTGTGGCTGACGAAGACCCCGCTCAGCACCATGCAGATCGCGGCCGCGCAGGGGCTGGTCACCGTGGAGATGACTCGGCACCCGGAGGCTAAGGGCCTCCGAGGGCTTATGACGCTGGACAACCGCCAGAAGCACCCCGACGGGTTCAAACTGGTCTACGCCAGCGACTGGAAGAAGGCCATGACGCCGCAGGAGGTTCTTGCGGAGTTCTTGCGAAAGGAGCAGCAGTGGCGCAAGTCAACGAAGAGGGCATGAAGGTCGGCGAGGGCCTGTACATCCGCGTCGTTCAGGGCTCAGCCCTGAAGGAGCAGGACATCAACGCCCAGCAGATGGAGCCGACCAAGTTCGAGAGGCTGGTCGAGAACATCCGCCAGCGGGGCGCGCTGGAGTCGATCCCGTACTGCTCGCGCCCGAACGACGAGGGGCCCATCTCCATCGTGTCCGGCCACCACCGGGCGAAGGCGGCCCGCATGGCGGGGCTGACGACATTCCCGGTGCTGATCGACACGAACCCGATGCCGCGGTCGCTCATTCGTGCGAAGCAGATCGCCCACAACGAGTTGTCCGGGTCCCCCGACGAGGAGATCCTTCGGAAGATGATCGAGCAGATCGACGACGTCGAGGACATGCTCGTGTCGGGTCTGGGCGAGGAGTACCTGACCCCGCTCGCGCAGTCCACGACGACGCTGGACCTGCCGAAGGCGGACTTCGACTGGCGCATGACGACGCTCATGTTCCTTCCCGAGCAGATGGAGCGCTTCAACGACCTGCTGGCCCTGATCGACAAGCACTCGGACATGATCGGCGTGGCCCGCGTGGACCAGTTCGACGAGTTCAGCCGGGCCCTCGTGGAGTACGGTCACGTTCGGAACATCAAGAACATGGCTGCCGTCGTGGACAGCCTGACGTCGATCGCCCTGCGGGAGATCGCGGCCGCTGCCGAGGGCAAGGCTGACGACGTGGAGTAACCTGGTAGACGCCTGCAAGGCGTCGATGAAGGGAGCAGGACAGTGTCGGAGGGGACTTCCGGGAAGCGAAAGCGGGTCAACAAGGCCGTTCCGCTGGACTACACGAGGCCGATCTGGCACCGGCAGGAGGGGGAGTCCGAGACCGCGTTCGCCCAGTTCGAGGCGTACCGGGACTCGGACCCTCGCCGTGTCCGGGACCATCCGAGCGGGTTCCACAACTCGGTCCGCTGGTCGTGGCGCGAGCGCTGCCACGCCTGGGACCTGCACCTTCAGGAGCAGGAGACCGAGCGACTGATCCGCTACCGCGTGGACATGAACGAGCGTCACCGGGCGATCGCCCGTCTCGCCATGTCCCGCGCCGCGCAGTGGTTGCAGGGCCTCGACGAGATGCGTATCTCGAAGATGAAGCCGAACGAGGTGGTCAAGATGCTGGAGGTGGCTGCCAACCTGGA